GCGCGGCGCTCGGCTCGGCGCGGCGCTCGATGCCGGCGGAGTCGGTCGACTGCGAATAGTCCGACGCGGTCTAGTTGAACGCCGATCCTGCGCAGCGATTGCCGATTCGGTTGCGATTGTGGCGCGCGGTTGGCGTGATAGGGCGGCGCGGCGCTCGGCCCGGCGCCCGGCGCCCGGCGCGCCTACCCCCCGCTGGGGGGGGCCGCGGCGTCAACACATAGTCAACCTGCCCCTCACATATTTCTGCCACGAAATGGTCAGGTCATTCCGCCTGAATGCCGATATGCTGGTACACTTGCACCAGTCCTGCCGGGTCTTTCAAGAGGCGCATAACTCTTTCAGAGTCCACCCAAAGGGCGCATAACACTTATCGGAACGGGGCATTAGACGAACGCAGATGACCTATACGGCGTTCTTTTGCTTCGGGGTGTCCGTAGTGGGATTTTCCGCAGGAATGTCTCCTACGGGATCGTAGCGCCCTTGAATGGCATCCTGTATCGTTCTCGCCAGTCCAATGTTCTGAGACATTATTGCTGCGATGGATTGCTCGAGGGTACACACTTGCGACTCTGACAAGTCCAGGGAGTAGCACTCGGAGACAATGTGCAGCAGTTCATGGACGAGCACCATGGCTTTCGTTTTCTCATCGAGCGACTGGTCAATGGAAACGGTAGGCGCAGGATGAACAGACGAGACTCCGAACACACCTTCGCCCAAGTTGTTTACCGCACAGACCTGAATCGTCAACGCATTGAACCTGATCTTGTCGGGGAGGTGTTTCATGGCGAGGCTGTTTCCGTTGAGGTGCGTTCGTGACTGAAACTTTTTTCGTTGGGTCCCGCATGGAGGGGTTTAGGGGGGGGGAGGGGTTCCTCCCCTCCTCCCCCCCTAAACCCCTCCCCCCTATAGTCCCCCCTCCCACCCCCCCTCCTCCCCTCCATCGGGGGGTAGTTTGGGGTAGGATTTGCGTTAGCGGAAACAAGGTCCGAATAAAATGAGAACTCTACTTCTCAAATTATCTGGACCTTCGTTGGAGCCAGTTTGGGGCGGGCATGGAGTCGCGGTAAAGTTCACGCAGGGCTGCTTCGATGTTGGCCTGTTGGCGTCGCTCGGCAGCTCGTTGGGGGTCTTGTGCCATGTCTTGTCGCCAGCACCACACTGCCATCGCAAGTGCTTCAACGCGGTCATCGTGATCGAGACAACCGCGTTGCCGCGTGATTCTCGTGATTTGGTGCTGAAGGATCTCGTCTTTTGCGGCTTCTGGGTGGATTATCAAGCGGTGCTGATTCAAGATCGGCTCAAGATTTTCGATGATTCTGATCTCTTTTTGACCACTCACGCGCACCGTCTGAACCCCACATGACCACCCCTCGGGCATCTGAGAATCATCTCCAGCCTCCACAAACAATCGTTGCAGGTATGGCTCGAGCAGTTGACACATCATGCCCTGACCAAAGTTGTCTTCGATGTAGATATCGGTGACGCGCTGGCTTCGAGCCTTCGCCGCGATTTCCTCGAGCGTATCGGGGCTGTAGCCGCCTGGCAATCCCCCGACTTCCTTGACCCAAAGATATCCGTTCATGTGGCTAACTACGGCGAAACCAGTCTCATCTTCGCCCTTTCCGCTGGGATCTACCCACATCCTCGTTCCTGTGTACGGGCTCCATTCCTTATCGAACATGATGGGAGCGAGCAGTCCGTCTGTTCCAAACCCGAGGGACGGCACGCTTTCGATGCGCGTTGACTGACCGGCGGAGTTTGTTGTACCCCACGCAATGGAGTTTGGGGCCTTGTCTCGGTCCATGGCAAAGCAAATGAAGTCCGAGAGTTTGAGCGGTGTTAGCAGGTCGCTGCCGAGCTTCCACTGGAGCAGGTACTGCATCCGATACTTCGAGCGCCCTTCGGACGCTTCGCGTGCCGCAAGCTCATCTAGCCCGAATCTATCAGGCCATGTCAAATCGCCCAATCCCATGTCCTCAAACATGGGTCCTAGCGGGCATCCGCAGCCTTCATCGCCGGGGTGACTGACAGGCCATGCTAGGCACTTATAGCCACCAGCAATCAGGTGTTGATACAGAGTCTCTTCGTGATGTGGCGTACCGAGGTAAACCACGTCGCCGCCTGGGATGAGGATGTTCTCAAACTCGGCTACCTGGTCTCGCAGGCGATGGCGCATGTCGAGCGTGAGCGTGTTCTCGCTTGTCTCGACGTCATCGGCCACGATGCAAGTTGAGCGGCTGCCGGTGATCTGGCCCGTGATGCCATAGGCGCAGAACGACGGTGTGCGGTCGGCGTCCGCGCCCATGACATCGAACATGAGTGCGGAATCGCGCTGACCTGCTTTTCGGTCTGGGACGAGGTGCTGAAGAAATCGAGCCGCGCCAATCCACTTGCGCGCGAGGTGTAGCGACTCCTTTGCCGCGCGCTCGCTTTTGGAAACGTAGGTGATCCGCTCATGCTTGGCGTTGGTAAACAGACGCCAGCAGCAATATGCGATGGTCACCCATGTCTTTGCTGCACCACGCCAAGCGAGGATGCCACGGCGCGATGGGCCGTATTGAAGGTAGTGCGCAATCTCGATGTGATGTCGAGGTATGCGCTTGAGCCCGATTTCGCGCCACAGTTCTTCAAGGAAGAACGGGAAGTCCTCCGCAAGACGCTGGAGGTACGCGCGAGTCTGTTCGTTCACTTCTTGAAGCCACGCTTCATCGCCGAGTATGCCTTCGGCGTGATCGTGCTCTTTGACTTCGAGCGGCTTGTTCTAGCCTTCTTGCGAGCGTTGATGTTTGCGTAAAGTCCTCTTTTTGCCATGTTATTTCCTGCTCTTGCTGCCGCTGCATTTCCACTTTGCCCTCGAGAGCCGCAGCGGGCTGTTGGGATCTCGAGCGGCCTTGGGATGGTCTCTCATCTGGCCCATAGATCGAGCGCAGTACGAGTCGCCTTTGCTTGTGCCTGGTCGAATGCGGTCGCCACCGCCCTTGGCCTGACCAGATTGGCCGTATGAAACCTTGCGTGATCGTCCTGTGTCTGGATTACGAACGACCTTGACGAACCGCTTGCCGCGCGCTGGCGTTGCCATTAGCGCGATCCCTTTCGTCGATTTGTAGTTCGGCTTACCGCACGGAGATTCTTTACCGAGTTACTGCCTCCGCGCGAAAGCGGTTTGATGTGATCGACTTCTCGGCTATCGCCAACCGCCAATCCAAGTTTGCGGCGTGCGATATTTCGGTTACTGCGATTCTTCCGTTGCTCAGGACTCGAGTGGTAGTCCCTGTATTCCTTCGCGTAGTTCCGTTTCATTGGTTCTCCTGTTTCATAATAAGCCGAGCAGTCCACGTTGGCCGCTTTGTCCGAATAAGATTTCCCTTGTCAATGTCAACAACGGCGATGGCTGCGCCCCACTGACTGGTGTCTCTGCGCGACATCCATTTTGGCTGAAGGGGTCCGACAGTCCCGACATTCATGTACCAATATGGCAGAGGGACGCTACGAGTCCGCCTGCACTGCGTGAGTGGCACGGGTCTATGGGTGTGTCCTCGGATGAACAGACGATGGGCAGCGCCGCCCGTCATGTTGAAGAACTGGAGTGCTTCGAGCTCGTCGCTGCTCTGACCGCAATCAAATCCATGTGCGAGGACGACTGGCCCAAGTTGGAGGCATCCACTAGGGTCTTTGCGGTATGGAGTCCAGTGCCACTTCTGCGCTTCAGAGGCAAACGGCTCACTGTGCATGAATGTTGTGATGTCGCGCAAATCCTTCGGGATACGCCGAGGATCGCACACAAGTAAGTTGTCATCGTGGTTTCCCATGATGATGTGCAGGTGGCACGCGCGCGGGAGTGTTTCTCGAATGGATTTCAGGAATGCGGCAGCGTGTCGGTACTCATCGAGCAGGGTATGGCTGTGTTCGTCTGGGTGAACGCTCGCTGCGGATGCCTCAAACAAGTCGCCGCAATGAACGAAATGTGATGGCTTCAGGTCGCCAAGTTGTTTGAGTAGCCACTTGTGCGTTTCGGGCGGAGTAAATGGCGAATGGCTACAACTAATCGCCGCAATGCGGCGGATCGTCACGCAACATCCTCCTCGTTTGCGAGGTCTTGAGGTCGGAAACGTAGTCCACGCTTGCTCATCTCGGATACCAGGTCGTTGAGCGGGCTGTCGGCTGTTTCAATGGAGTTGATCCCATTGTCCTTGAGGAGACCACGCACGGCGTTGAAGTCTGCGGCAGTAGCGATAATTCGCGCTGGCTGACCATCGGGCCCGATTGTTTCACGACCGTCCCTGAGCACTTCGAGCATCCGTTGCGCGAGAAGTCTTTGCAGTTCTGAGTAAATCTTGTCGCTCATTGCGGTCGAAGTCCTGTTCGTGGTTGTGGTCTTTCGGTATCGCTCGGATTGATCAGTGGCGGACGATAGCCAAAGATTTCAATGGGCCCAGCCGTCTTGTGCAGGAAACGAGATCCGATGTAGTTTTGGAATGGCAACACCTGTTTTGCCCGATACCACGCATTTGGATCACCCCTGCCAAACGCATACGAAGCATCAATCGCGCGGGCGGCTAACTGTGGCGCCGCACCCGCCAATGATCCGAGTCGCTCGAATGCGCTGACATTACGAACACCTGCTTCTCGAGGAATTGATCCGAATGTGCCAGACGGAATCTTGACTCCGAGTAGACGGCTTGGCCCAACATCGAAGTTGTCCAAGTATCCGAGTGTTCTCAGTAAGTTCCCAAGCACTGCGCCCTGCTGAATTGCCCCGTAGATTTCAGAAACGGGATCGTCAATGAGTGCGCGCAAGCTGTCGTCGTAACTGCGCCGGTCAGAAAGCGCCAGCGTTGACGCCCGCAGCATCCATCCAGTGAATAACTGGGTTGCCAAGAGAGGCGCAAGTTCCTTGGTCTGCATTTGCGCCATGGGCCGTAGTTTTTGATTGTTGTACGCCGTAATGAACGACGCAAACTGGTTGACCAATCGCATGAGCGGCAGCTTGTCTTCAATCAGCGGTCGGTCGGCAAGGCTTGGAGTGACGTTGCGGAATCGTCTCGCGCTGTCTCGCACTTTCACAAGGATGGTTCGCTGCAACTGAGCGGTTTCGCTGTCCCATGTATCAAGCATGGGGTGAACGATTCGTTTCGAGCGCAAGAACGAATCAAAGCTGATTGTCGATGCGCGCGCGCCATCGTAGAGCAGCCCATGCTTGTGGGTTTGCTGCATGAACTGCTCGGCGTTGCTTTCGTCGATACCAAGCCTGCTTGCGCGCGCCCGTTCGTTTGGCTTGAGCGTTTTTTTGAGCGCGATTCTGCGGGCAAGATCAATCGTTTCCTGCATGTCAATGAGCGTTGCCCATCTTCGCGTCCAGTCATTGACAAGATTGAGCCCGATGACGTCGCTGAATCGCCGAGCCCAACTTTCAGAGAATTCGTCAACGAGGCCTGTGACTTTTCGAGCTTGAGACGAGCTGCCGAATCCGCGTTGATTGAGGATGTAGTCGGTGTCCTCGCGCGCAAGCCTGGTCATTTGCGAGCCCATGTGCATGAGCTCAAGCATTCGACGGCTTTGAGACTGGTTCATGTTTCTGAACAGTCGCGCCGAAGTAAAAGACTCAATCATCAGGGGTAT